ACAAGGCTAAAGGTGGTGGATATAAGTAATGGCACTTACAAAACGACAAAGATCATTAAAGTCTTGGACAAAGCAAAAGTGGAGAACCAAGAGTGGCAAGCCTAGTACACAAGGGTCAAAGGCTACAGGTGAACGTTATCTTCCTGAAAAAGCAATTAAGGCTCTTAGTTCCAAAGAATACGCCAAGACTACGGCTGCTAAACGCAGAGCAAGTAGATCAGGTAAACAGGTATCTAAACAGCCCAAAAAGATTGCAGCAAAAACGAAAAGATTTAGAAAGATTACTTAATGATAGAAGATCTAAAAAATGAAATAAAGGCAGATGAAGGTTGTGTAAACTCTGTGTATTTAGACCATTTAAATTTAAAGACGCTAGGTGTGGGTCACTTGGTTACTGAATGGGATGAAGAATATGATAAGCCTGTAGGTACAACTGTATCAGATGATAGAGTTAATGAGTTATTTGAAAAAGATATAAATGTAACATTAGAAGAATGTAGATACTTGTATGATAACTTTGATAATTTGCCAGAAGAAGTGCAGAAAATCATAGGCAATATGATGTTTAATCTAGGCAGACCAAGGCTTTCTAGGTTCCACAAGATGAAGAAAGCTGTATTAGATAAAGATTGGCAAGAAGCAGCTAACCAGATGCAAGATAGTAAATGGTATGAACAGGTTACTAATCGTGCAGAGAGATTGTGTGAGAGAATGAGGAACGTAGACAGTGCCTAGAACTCCAGCATGGCAACGTAAGGCAGGTAAGAATCCCAAGGGTGGACTAAATGCCAAAGGTCGTGCATCATATAAGGGTGGTACATTAAAAGCTCCTGTAAAAAGGGGAGACAATCCAAGACGAGCAAGTTTTCTAGCTAGAATGGGAGGTATGCGTGGACCTGAAAAGAAAAATGGAAAGCCTACAAGATTACTATTGTCGCTTCGTGCATGGGGTGCTAGTAGTAAAGCAGACGCTAAAAGAAAAGCTGCTGCAATTAGTAAGCGTAATAAAGGAAAAAAGAAGTAAATACGAATACATACAACTAAAAAAGGAGACTACAATGCCAATGGGTAAAGGAACTTACGGAAGTCAAAGAGGTAGACCAGCTAAGAAAAAGGGTCTAACTGCAAAGCAAAAGACATTGCCTAGTGCTTTGCAAAAAAAGATAATGATGTCAAAGAAAAAGAAATCAAAGTAATGATTTTTGCAATAGTTTAGTTTGCCATTTAACAGGGCATTGTACGCTATCTATTTTTCTAGCCATTTCTTCAGGATTTGCCCCTGAATCTTTATAGTTTCTAGCTACATTCACAGAGTCAGCAGATGCAAAAGGGTAATGTTTACCAGCTTGTGCTAATCCTCTAAGCATATGTATGTGTGGTAAATGCCTATGTTTTTTAGACAATATATTAAAGGCTTCGTTAATTCTGTTACACCATTTATCAGAACCTACTTGCCAATAATCTCCTGAGCTACCAAAACAAATCTTTGGGTATCTATCACTTAAAAATAAAAGATAATCTAAATCTAAGTTTAAATGCCAAACAGGTGCAGACAAAAAATCAGGGAAAGGAAATCTAAGCAACAATTCTTTTTGTTCTTTTATAGTGCCACCTATAACATCAGGTATGATTGCCCAATGTGGATGCCCAAGTTTAGGCTCAAGCCAAGCATACAATTTGTTGTAATCGATCTGCTTGCCCTGAGTATAAGATGTGAAAGCACCATTATCCCACATAATAGATTGCCCTATTTGTAAACAAACATCTGCATCTCTTGCATCTGCAAAACTTACACAGAAATGTTTACCAGCCATATTATATAGCTGTTCTTTAGGAGTTAGTGGTGTTCCATGATAATGAATCATTTTTTACCTAAATAATACCAAATAAATAAAGCTGCCAACATCTTGCTTGAGAACATAGCTAATGTAGCAACAAAGCTAAATTGATTTATCATTAATAAAAAGATTGCACTGTCTATGGGAGTGGACAACAAAGAAGATATAAGTATTCTTTGTCTTAATGTTTTCTTGCTCCATGTATAATATGCCCAATCAACTATTTCGCTGACTATAAAAGCAGTTACAGATGCGATTGCAATAAATGGACTTGCCATAAAGTAACTTAATATACCACCTATAGCCATAGCTCCTAGAACTTTATGACCTATTTCTCTTTGTGAGTAATCTCGCAGAACAAAAATAAGACCAACAATTAAAGTCATAGGTGGGTACATTTCTCCTGTGTCAAACAATGGTAACATTGGAACATATATAAATCCTATATTAATTAAAATGATTGACATTATATAAATCAAAGTAAATTTTATTACGCTCATATTTATCTCCTATTTTTTCTTCTTGTAAGTAAATCTAGTGCCATTTCTAGCTGATCCATGCTTGTAATCGTGCTTTTGTGAATCAATAATAATGCCACCTAGATCAGATACACCTGCATGGACTTGTGGAGGTACAGGTTTGTAGCTTTTGACGTTTGCTTCTAGCTCATATTCTGCTACTGCTTTTGGGCAGTCCTCGAATACATTTACTGCATCTATCTCACTTGCAAATACAAACCATCTCTTACCAAACTTTTTACCTTTGACTTCTCCTGTTTGTAGTAAACGTAGCAGTCTGTTTCTATTGCTTGGTGTATCTCCAAACATCAGTTCGGTAGCTTCCTGTGTGGAATAGTATGATTTAGAATGGTATTTCATCATCAAGCTCGTCTTTTAGTGCTGATATTGGACTTGGTTTTGGTGGGTCTATTGATGCAGCAAGTGATCTCATTCCAGGTTGTGACACTCCATCAGATATACTATCTGTGTATACTCCTTGCACCACCTCTGATACGGCAAGACCAAACGTGCCATCATCATTACCAAATAGTTTTACAGAATACTTAGCATCTTTTCTAAGATGTATGTCTGCTGGAGAGCCATCTTTATATGGTTTCCAATTAGAATTACCATGTGTAGCCTTACCCTCTGAGTTAGGGTACAAGGTTATGTTCATAGTTTTTATGTATTTATTAGCCATTTGTTTTCCTTTCAAATTTTTCTAAATATTTAACAAATATCTGAATTGCTTTTTTATACAAGTCAGGATTATGTTCTTTCATTTCGTCTAAGGTAGACTGTGAATCAGTAAAATAAGCATCTAATTGATCTTTAGTTCTTTTCTGCTCACACCAATGTTCAAAGTCAGGAACCTTTGCTTCGTGCCTTTCTCTCCTTTCTTCAGGTGTTGTTTGAGGTACTTTAATTTCTTTTGGTGGTAGATCTTTAAAGTCTATCTTAGGTTTTTCCACAGGTTTCGGTTCTTCTTTGATAGCTTCTGTCTTTCTGATAACTGCATCCATTTCATTTGCACTTGCATACTCGCCACCAGCAAGACCAAGACTAGCCAAAGCTCTACCTATTGCAGATGTTTCAGCGTTCTCTAAGGCAGATGTAGTGTTGACCATGCCCTGTCCTCTGATTTCTTCTGCCATACCAGCACCTACTTTGCGATTATCTTTGTCTGTGATAATAGCTTTGACAACAACTTTCTTGCCATCATTGACTAGTATTTCAGTATCAAGACCAAAGTCTGTGCCATGTATACGTCTAAAGGCTTCCATCCTGTGAACAACCTGTGTATAAAGTTTGCCACCTTTTTGTTTGACACCATGCGACTTGTGTAAGTCTGCGATAGTGTCCATAGTTTTTGCTAAGTTACTCATCTTTTCCTCTCATTGTTTTACTTAGTAAATTCATAAGCACCTCGTTTTGCTGCGAAACAACTTTGTGCTTATCTTCTAATTTAGCTATACGTTTCTCTAATAGATCTATAGCTTGTGCATGATACTGTTCAGTATCAGTCATTTGTTTTTGCCATTTATTGACTAATTCGTTTATCATATCCCAGCTTTCTCCTCTGCCATTTGTTGTACTATGTCATCTTCAGTTACAGATTCATGTGAGTAATATCTTGAACTCCACATCTTTTGCTGATTTCTGCCACTCTCACCCTTGGCAACCCTCTTATCTACAATCACTAGTCCTTTATCTTTTAGTGCCTTGTAGCGTGCTGTAATCGTGCTGTATCGGTATTGTGCTAGAGCATACTGCACCTGATCTGATATACACCCTGTTTCGCCAAAAGAATCTATGACTTCCCACACTATTTTTTCCATTTGATTTGCTTTTACTTTGTTGGCACTTTCGTGGCTAGTAAAAGGATCAAGATTACGTCTTAATGTTATTGGATTTGTCATGTCAAATCTCCCATAGTTGTTTTGCTAGATTGGTTATGTTAGGTCCATGTCTTTGTGCTATCTGCACCATATCAGGTTGGACAAGTCCAGCTAGTGTTTTCCATGAACCTCTGCTTGCTTTTAGTAAGTTCTGAGTGACTAACCAAGAACGTACCATGTCATCATAAGCTCTTTGCAGACTTTCTTCTGTCATAAGCTCACAATTCGTTTCGTCTACTATGTTATAGCCTGATGCCGTAACAAATAACAAAGCTGGTTTCTCTCCTGTAGCTTTCCAATAGACTGCTTGTTGCATAACTTGTTGTGCAGATGGTTCTGTCTTAGGTTTAGGCACTCGCCAAGACCTAGTTCCATCTTTCTTTGGTGGGTTTCTCATAGGCAAAGAGCATTTTAAATCTATCTGTCTGCCACCACCTGAGTAATCCTGATATAAAACTATAGGTACATCTATCTTAGGTTCAATAAATTGCTTCATTGATTCTCCCTCGATACGATTAACACCCTCAAAATACTTGTGCAGTCCATCAACTGCGTGCTTGACCATTTCAGGTAGATGCTCACGAAACTCCTCGTATTCCTCTGCATCTTTACCATTATCCCATGTTCTAGGTGTATAACCCTGGTATTCTGTGAGTGCATATCTAACAGACTCATTGATTTCCATAGGGTCTTGTTGTCCTCTGATTGGACTAAAGTTATGTAATCCCATAGCACAATCGACACCTGTCTGTACTTTGATGCCTGAGATTGGTCTTGATGCCATAGGAAAGCTCATGTTGTGTTCTTTTCTAAGGTAATGTTTCAGCACCATTTCATCTTTAGTAATGGTTCCGTTGCTTGCACTTTCGTGTTTCATACCAAAGTCTATTCTGTAATCAGGTATCTCAGACATTACTCATGCTCCCCATCATTATTATAATCTTCAGGAAATAATTTATCCATACGTTCTGTGTAGTCAGGGTGTATTTCCAATTCCGTTGTTCCATCTTCGTTCCAATGTTCATCAGTAACATCAGTTTCAGGATTTATTTTTGACTCTGCTTCTTCTTTAGTATCAGCTTCAACAATAAATTCTGCAAAAGTATAATGAGTTTTTGTAACTCTCACATTCCATTCTGCCATGTCTATTCTCCATATCCGTCAGGACAACAATCCTCACAAAATGTTTTATCTTCGTAAAAGTATGCTACCTCTGCACAAGTCTTTGCTCCACAGTCATCACATTCTCTGTCGTAAACATATTCTCGATCCATAATAAATCTCCATTCCTTTGCTATTGATTACTAGATTATGCTTTATAATCTTTACTGTCAACATATTATTTAATTATAATTGACAGATTGTCAACAACTAAATATCATAGCAGTATGAAATTAATTGATTACATAAAGCAGAATAGACTTACACAAAACAAGTTTGCCATCAAATCAGGGTTAACTCGTTCAGCTATTTGTAGGTTAGTGAAGTCAGAGAGGTTTCCTAATCCTGATACAATGAACAAGATAGAGTTAGCTACGCTTGGTCAGGTAACTGCAAATGACTTTCTCAAACAGATGCAAGAAAGAATGATAGATGGCAGATAGTCGTAACAAAGGTGCATCTTTTGAAAGAAAGATATGCAAGTTAATCAAAGACAATCTAAATATAGATGCCAAGAGAAACCTAGATCAATACCAAGCTAAAGGACAAGCTGACATAATAATTCCTAGCTGGTCCATTGAATGTAAAGCGTACCAAAAAGGCACAACTTACAAACAATCTTGGCTAGAGCAAACAAGAGAAGCTGCAAAGCGTCTTAGTCTTACACCTGTATTGATATACAAGTTTAACAACTGTCCAATAAAGTGTGTTATTCCTATTGATGTTTTATCTAGGAACTTTAGTGCTGGGCATGACCTGGTTTGTGAGGTTGATATAGATACATGGTTTTACATAGTGAGGGAGAGAGATGTTATTAGCTGATGGATTTGAAAAAGCGTTTATGGGTGTTGCAATACCAAACCCAAACTCGGAAGAAGTTGCAATATATGATTACTATAAATGTATTGATGTATTGATAAAAAGAGATGGCATGACAGAAGAAGAAGCCGTTGATTATTTTTATTACAATGTTGTTGGTGCTTATGTTGGTGCATTTACACCAATCTTTTACAAAACAGCCACGATACAAGAAGCTAAAGAAAGTTGTGAATACTATGGATAAGTTTGAATTACTACAAAAAACTGCTGATGTTATACAAGACAGAGGACAAGACTATGGTTCTATCGTAGATAATCATACTCGTATTTCTCGTCTATGGTCTGTCCTGTTAGATACTGAAGTTACACCTGAACAAGTAGCTCTTTGTATGATAGCCGTAAAACAAGCTAGACTTATGGAAACTCCTGACCATGAAGATTCTATTCAAGATATTTTAGGCTATGCCCTTACCTACCATGAGTGTGTCAATGCCAAAGAATAATTTTCATATATTTAAAAAGCAAGCTCGTCTTTCCAAAACAAAAGAAAAATATATAGATGTTTTGTTAGCTATGAATGTACTACCTCAATGCAATGAACCTATGGCAAGAATGACTTTAGAAGCCTATTGGGTGTACTATACAGAGCTTACAGATAGTGAAAGAAGAATGAGAGATGTAACTCGTTTTGTGCATGGTTATGTAAGCAAGAATATCCAAGATAAATTATTTTCTTGACAGAATTTTGCTCCCTCGTATAATCAGCTATGCTGACTAAGCAAAGCCGTATGGCAACGATCAAAACATAGTTTATGTATCTTAGCTTTGATGAATGTAAACTATAAAAATTAAAAAAAATATTA